CGATTTATAAAGTATGCTCAGATATCATTCCATGTATCATAATACGCTTCACGCATTAAATATAATTTACTAAACTGAAAAGCATTCCCCGCAATTATGGTTGCTTCCTGATAATTATCTAAAAATTAATCCCAACAATTGTATTATGTTAACGGCGTTTGAAATGCAACAAGTGTAAAAAAAATTACCTCTCTCAGGATTATAGTATGACCAAACTAATTGTACATGTCCTTGTTACCTGAAAAAAACCATCTTAATGATAAATAATCTGCGTTTGTATCTGTCATACTACTTGAACTATTCCCAATCTGGTTCAGGTTCGGTCCTTTTTCAACGATGGATTGTATGTCGTTCACGCCAAGGGCAGTATTAAAATATTGTAAACTAGAGGTGTATCCAGAGAACCCACCGTTCATCGATACATACACGTCACCATAATTTTGTCGTGGAATGCTTTTCATGATGTGTCTGCGTATTAAATTACCATTTACATAAGCGTCTAATTTATGTTGTTCATCTACACGAATAATTACATTGATCCATTTATTCAATGGTATGTCTGGAATGATCATTTCTTCCTTGATGTGTTCAAAGGTGTTCATCACTACAACCAACGCATTCGTATCGGGTGCAATGTATAACCCAGGCGCATTGTTAGGTTGCACCATGCCATAGGGTCGTTTGGTTATATTCACATCATCGTTTCCTTTATTGAAAATATGACGATACTCATTTTGTTTATAGGTTAAATCGTTAATATATATCCATACAGACCACGTAAATACAAGACCATCTTCTGAATTATTTGACCGTAATAACGGAATAGCCCCGCTTACAGAAGGGTCCTGTGGGATGCGCATAAATTGTTTAGAATCTATCATTCCATTGATAAGGATCGGGTTACCGGAAGGTGCAAATAGTTTAGATAAAATGGTTGTTCCTAAACGTATTGCAATTATAAATAATATAAGCACAAGTAACAAAAAAGCAAATTTTGCAACTATACTATTGGACTGTAAAAATTCTTTGGAACCTTCTAAATATCGGGTTGAACTAAAATTATTAAACATATCTCCTGAATTATTCATTTGTGACATGACTTATATAATACGATAAGATAATTGTATATATATATTCTTATATCTCAAAACTAGCTTGTTCTTGATTGTCTTCCATGAAACTGAATTTAAGTCTATATTTATTGAATATACTTCCAACCGCGCTACCACCATATCCAGATTTATATATATTATAAGCTTGTTGAGGATTGGTTGCATCGTCCCAATATTCAAAATTGGACGTCCAACCATTAAATCCTCCATTCGGGGTTACTTGAATGTTTGTTTTTGTTCCCACCATAGCAACTCCCGGTAACACACAGGTTCGTACTAATTTACCATCCACATATACATCTAAAGTTCGCCCATACAGACTAATAATCAAATTCACCCATGCTTGCAATGGAAAATTAGAGATAGCACACTTGTGAATAATAGCCTTTGGTATTGTGGTTTGTGACGAAGATTGGGATGAAGTATCGGGATAACACGCTATGGAAATTTCAATATTATTTTCAATGGCTCCTAACACGATTTTAGGACTTGGGTGTGCTTCTTCGTCCAACCGTTGCAACAGGACTTTGGGTTCGCCAAATCTATAGTTCCAATCTTGTACGTAAAACCACGTGGAATACGTATAATTGCTTGTATTATTATTGTTTGGTAAAGTGCTCGCATCTATCGTTTGCTGTTCGTTACCATTTTGTAAGGTAGTTAGACCCGTAGAGGATTTAGAAAAATAATTAATAATTAAATACAATAGTACGAGTAATACAATTACAGTAACGATTATCTTTCCAATGGACATATATATATAATATAAATATAAAATTAACAAAGTATTAAAGGGACGGTAATGGCAAACTTTTTAATGTTTTATATCCATTCCGAATATGTCCTTGTTTCATAATGTCACGATGAAACATAACATTACATATTCCACCTTCTATACCTTTTATGGAACCCACTACCACATTTTCCATAGTCATGTAAGGTGCTATATTCGGTTTTGAACCTACCAACACTCCATTTAAAAATACATCCATCGTTGAACCGTCATAGTTAATTACAATGTTGTTCCATGTTTGATACTTTACATCATTCGTTTCATATAGAGTTACTTCTTTGTTTCCTATGATTTGACAATTTACCCTTAAACTATTCTCTAAACCATTGTATTCAATGGCTGGTTTTCGTCCAAATTCTAAAATATTCGTATATTTAGAATAAGAGGCTCGTGTATTTAATGGTTGTGGATTTATCCAAAACCATGCTGAAATAGAATACTTGTAGGCACCTTTATCTACGACGCCCGAATGTATAATATCATATGTGCCTAATTCATTCCGCGTATCTAAGTAAACAGGGTCTCTTAACAACTGGGTTCCATTGGAATTGACGGCAAATAAAATTAATTTAGGTAACAATATACGGAGGGTTATAAATATAAATTCTCCTGCTAATATAAGCCATATTGTTTTTGTAGTAATATTATATTCGTGTTTGACCCTTTCTGTAAAATCAATTAATAAACAAGGTAAGTACAATATAAATGCACTCGCTAACGACATGAACGTATATACATGCGTTGTATTCTCTGTATTACGTGCAGGTTTTATAACCAAATAAATACATGTAATCAATCCAATCAATAATAATATATCTAGAATATACATCATCACTGAACCAGTAGAGTTTGACACGGTTAACAACCAACCCATTACATATATAAATAGTACGACGGCACCTATTGTAAAAAGAGTATATCCAACTTTAATGGTCATGTCCCATACGGTGGGTTGTATCACAACGCCTCGTGTTCTTAAAATATCTTTTTGTTTAACGAACATATACGTCATGGATTGAATACACAAAATAAACAATAAAAATATTATGGATAAGGCCGGATATTTATCCGATACACCCAAAGGAGACCATTTATAGATAATCAGGGCTAATAGTATCAACTCTATAATACTTGCAAGTGCATAATAATTTGGATTCGTGATTACAACTGCCATTCCATCATGATAATACTGTTTTATAGAAGTTAACATTTAGATATAGAAGAGGAAAAAATAAAGTAGGTTTATAGGTTTTCAAGTGCTGTTTTCTCTCCATGACAATTGCGACAAAGTGCCACTAAATTATCTATATGATTGGTACCTCCATGTTCTAATCTAGTCGTATGATCTATCTCAAACCATGCCGGTAATTGTATTTGACAACGTCCACATATCCATCCTTGTCGTGCGGCAACATATTTTTTCTTGGTTTCACTAACACATCGTTTTGTAGGACGTGGAGTAGTTCCTCTTTCCTGTACGGGTTCAGGATAGACTTGTTTGGATAGTTTCAACAAAGGCTCAAATAAGTTTCCTACACTTTTATCCACCGGTAAATGACGGATTACACCGCTTGCAGAGGACAGCAATGTATGTGTATCCGAAGGATACTTTTTAAAAAATAAATATGCAGATAATCCTGCAAAAGCGATACCCGTCATTTTATAATATTTTTCCCATGATTTTAATATGTTTGTATATTTTCCATCATGATATATATTCATTATAAAAAAACCTGTGATTGCAAACACCAGTAATTCTATCTTCATTAATATGTAATAATATTCTAATTATACTTTGCTGTTGAATCGTTCAATGAATCCAAAATATTTTGGATTCATTCTTCCTATACTAAATATTGTTTTATAATATCTGGAGAAAGGTGTTGTTTCATGAGCGTCGTTATATTCCTTTAATAAAAGGTGTTATAGACTTATCATTTTGGTGTAAGTTGTCACGGTTGCTGTATCAATTTCTACTACCAAAATGTTGTACCTAAACCCTATAGAAAAAAATAACCTTTTAACACATTCAAACATTTTCCTAAACTTAAAACAATCACGCATTTATTCCAACGATTGTTGCAGATATCAATAGGGCAAACAAAACGACCGAAACCCGTCAATTCTTAAGGGCTGACCATATCGTACACGACATAGTCAGCGACTACTCCGCGACAATCAAAGAAGTCTTTTCCATACATATATATATACTTTTAAAATATAGCCAATTGGTTCGGTGAAAATCTTAGTTTAAGATGAACCTATATAATATCCGTGAAAATAGGAATATTGTGCTAAATATCTTAATGTTCCTTCATGAACGACTAATCGTATATATTGACCTTCTATAGCATCTACAATTATATTGCCTGAAACATATTTGAGTCTGCGTTTTCATTCGCATTGGCACACACTATAAAAGTAGACGTTCCATTTAAGTTGTAATTTTGTCCATTTATTTGTAATCCAACACGAACAACTCCGGTTGAACCTGACCCAAAAAAGAAAGAAACTGAAATACTATATAAACCTGTATATTTTGGTATAAAACCTTGCCCAACAAATATAGCACTTCCTCTTATTAGACGATTCCAACTTATATTAGTAGTTGTAGTTAAAACAACTGATGCGCTAGTGTAGTGAAAATGGTCTCGGTCTTCTATATTTTTATCATTGTTGATTATGCTTGTTGTTGTAATGTCTGTAAAAGTATTTGCCGAATCCAGTTTTGCAGTTGAATTTAATGCTGTTAGTAATCCGTCCGTTTTAGCAATCGTTAAATCACCATCCTGAATAAGATTTTGATTTAAGTCTAAATATGTTTGAGAAACCTCATCTGTTGGTCCCGTAGCACCTGTTGCGCATGTTGGTCCAGTAGCACCAGTAGCACCGGTTGGTCCGGTAGCGCCTGTTGGTCCTGTTTACATATATGATATAATTGATTTTTAATTTGTACCAAGATATAAGCCAGAAAAATACGCATATGGATCCTGTGTTTCTAATATAATAGTTCCTCCACTTAAATCCCACCCACCTCGTTTCATCCATACTTTATCGCCTACATCAAAATAACTTACGCAATCATTATATTCTTTATATGGAGGTTGGTCCATAGTTGTTGCTAGTATTACAATTCCGGTATTTGGTCCGGTTTCTCTTACAATGTATGATTTCAGAAATAATCCACCTGTAGTATAATTGCCTATAGAATAAGAGATTTTATAATAACCTGATTTTGGTATTTTATAATAAGGATATGTAAAAGTACTGTATGAATTAGTATATGTAGTAGTTCCAAAAACACCTCCACCAACATTAAAAATTATATTATCCCAATAAAATGGACTTCCTCCATCTGTAAATATTTGGTTTATTGAACCATCACCTCCTGAATTTGTTGTAGTCATATTACCAACACTACTTAGTTTAAAAAAGATAAAATAACTAGGACCGGCTGGTCCAGTAGCACCTGTTGCGCCAGTAGCACCTGTAGCACCGGTTAGTCCAGTAGCACCTGTTGGTCCGGTAGCGCCGCTTGATGGTCCAGTAGCACCAGTAGCACCTGTTGGTCCGGTAGCGCCGCTTGATGGTCCAGTAGCACCAGTAGCACCGGTAGCACCAGTAGCACCTGTTGGTCCGGTAGCGCCGGTTGGACCAGTAGCGCCGGTTAAACCAGTTGGTCCCGTAGCACCGGTTTGTCCAGTAGCACCTGTATCGCCTGTTGGTCCTGTTGCGCCTGTTGGTCCCGTAGCACCGGTAGCACCTGTAGCGCCTGTAGCACCAGTTGCGCCTGTAGCACCTGTTGCGCCAGTAGCACCGGTTGGACCAGTAGCACCTGTAGCACCAGTTGCGCCTGTTGCGCCTGTAGCGCCTGTAGCGCCTGTAGCACCAGTTGCGCCAGTAGCACCTGTAGCACCGGTAGCACCGGTTGGTCCTGTTGCGCCAGTATCACCGGTAGCACCTGTTGCGCCCGTAGCACCAGTAGCACCGGTAGCACCAGTATCACCGGTA